CACCACCATTACAATCTATATACGCACATACTGCACCTCCACTACCTCCACCTCCACCGCCCTGACCATCATTATCGCCGAATCTTCCAGCTGCACCACCACCACCAGCTCCTACACAAATACATATAACTCTATTACACCAGGGTGGTGTAGTCGTCTCTACACCATCACCGTTAGCATAATCCGAATAGGTTGCTCCAAAGTAATTTCCGAGATCAGGAAGTCCGCTATTATTATCATGTTTAAAATTTAAATTATTAACATAATCTATACTAGTACCATTATTATAGTTTAATAGTGTTTGATCATATATATTACTAGTACTGTTTGATACTCCTGCAAAATATCCTCCGCTATCATGTATAAATTTATCCTTCGATGAATTGTTAGCTCCTTGTCTAACTAATGCATCTATATTATAATCTACACCATTTATACGTGTATAAAATCTAGAATTACCTTCAGTTGTTGTTAGGTTTGATTCATATGACGCAGTAATAACAGGATCAATTTTAGATACCCTCATACTACTAACCGTATCATTCATTGCAAAAGCGGGAGAACCACAATATATTTTTGTCCAACCATTACCTACCCAATAACCATAGTTCATACGATACCCGCTTCTAGTAACACTGTCATATGAACCATCAGATTTTAGACGAGAAACCCTACCACCCCAATAATCATTTTCATATAATTTTATATCCCATGTATGTCCGCTATTATCATTAAATGCAATAACAGCACTACAATCGTCATTTATAAATCCATAATTATTCTTCATTGTTGTAAAATCAAAATCACCATCTTTATACGCTTTTGTACCATAAATTGTATCATAATTAAAATTTCTAAATAAATATACTCCAGCTACTCCATTATTAAAATCATTATTATTAGTACCTGTATTTCTTGATGATTTTCGATTATCAACATCTTTTCTTATTAGTGTAATATTATCTTTTATAATTGTTTTTTCGGTAGTATCAATCTCTTTATTTTCTAATAATAATTTTTTTACATACTCTAAATTTAAATGTGCAACCTCACTATCCTCATTTTTATCCGACATTATTAATATTATAAAATATTTTTTATTATATTTTTAAAAAAAAATAACTTAATATAATAAGAAGATCTTATGAAAAGATATACTTCATGGAATACAATATCAAATAACAAATCTGTAGAATTTATTGAAGATCCAATATTAAATATGGAATTATTTAAAAAAGATTTTGAAGAAACATATAAAAAAATATTAGATACACTTATTGCTGATAATAATTATTTAGATACATCAATAGAATATTTTTTTGAATTACATCCGTTAAGGAATAATGTATTAATATTTCGAAATGATGAAAAAAAATCAGAATTTTATGATATAGGTATTGATTTAGATTGTGTTCAACCATTAAAAAATATAAAAGAAGGAATACAAAATGAATAAAATTATATATAGTATATATATGGCAAATGACAAATATATACTATTTGCTTTTTTAATTTTTATTATATTATTTATGTCTTATTGGAATACTCATAAAATAGAACAGAACAGTAAAGATTTAGAAAGTTTTACGTCGTATTATAATTCTATATATAATGAAACTGCTAGAAATTGCAGATATTTAAATCGAGATGTTAAAGAATATTTTGATAGTAAGATAAGCGGAATTACAGATAATTTTGGTAAAAAGAAAAAATAAAGTATTATTATAATACATGAAGAAAATATTAAATAATATCAACTCATATGTATATTCATTAAATAACAGTAAGTTTTTTGCTGGTGTTGTTATGATTATATTAAATATTGGATCAAGATATATTGAATTGAAGTTTAGTAAAACTCAAGAATCATATTTAAGAATGATATTAGGTAGGCAAATATTAATATTTGCGGTAGCTTGGATGGGTACTAGAGATATATACTTATCATTAGTTGTAACATTAATATTCACATTATTATCGGATTTTGCATTAAATGAAAATAGTAATTTCTGCTTATTACCTGAAACATTTAAAACAATTAGTTCATCGTTAGAAAATAATAATGATATAATTAGTGAAGAAGATATAAACAAAACAATTAAAACTCTAGAAAAATTAAAAACACAAAAACGCATCCAATGTCAAAATAATCAATATGCGTTGTTAAATCAATATAAATAAAATATAGATATTTATTAAGATGCCTGAATATGTTTTAAAAATTCAAGATGATAAAAAAAAAAAGATAGATCCTAAAAAAATACCAAAACGTCTATATATAAAGCTAAAAACAAATATAGAAAGATATAAACGGGTGAATTTTAGTCAAACTATGATATATCCAGAATCACCAAATGAGAACTATATTTATTTTATGAAATATTATCCATTACAAAAAAAATATTTCGATGACTATCAAAAAAAAAGCAGATTTAAATTATTCTTTTCAAAAAGCAATATATTACGAATAACAATACGTAAAGATCCAGCAAAAGATCCAGAATATGTAGAAAAAAATATAAAATTTATAGTCGATACTATGTTCGGTAGAAGTGAAAAAATATATTTAGGTTCAACACCTTATTCTATATATTCATCCTATTGGGATACTAAAATATATAAAACAAACAACCCAAATATTTATCAAATAGATGTAAATATTGTTTTAGCAAAAGGAGATAAATTAAGTAGTGCAGATAACTTTAAATTATCATGTGATCAAAGAAGAAATGAAATATCTGATGACATTAATTTGATATTTAATAATTTAATTGAATCTGCAAAGTCATATAATAATAAAGAAGCAGATAATAGAAAAGAGATTACAGATTTCAAAGAACCAAGTGCGCCAAAACTTGCTGTAGCTGAAGTAGTAAGAACATTTTCAGTAGAATAAATATCGCGGATTAATTTAGAAATAATTGTATTTTTACTATATTATAAATGCAATTATTTTATTTTTTATCATACTCATTTGTATTAGCAAATGGTTTTATTCCAAATATTAGAAATATATACTTAAGAAATAATATAATATCTAGAAACGCTATATATACTTCTTATAATCCTATGGAAAATAATAATAATGTTACTAAAAGATTTATGATCATTATTCCAGATACAAATAATACATTTATTAAACCCGGATATCCTAAAGAAGCGTTTAGAAATATTACTTATCCACCAATTAATGAAGAAATGGACGACGAAATTGAAGATATAACACAAAATAATAATTCTGATCATCCATATAATCAAATTAAAAATTATTTTCCTAATTCTATGAAAAACTCATACAGTAATTGGGATGGAACTCCTATTAATATAAATGAAACAGATATAGATAATGATGAGGATGATGGTGAAATAGAAGAAGCTATTAAAAAAGAACTACAAGACGCATTAGGTGTTCGTTTTTTTGTTAGAAAACCTCATAATACAGCACAACAACCTGAAAGTAGCGAGAATTTTGAAATTATAAAAAATCCTCCATATTCATTTAAGGATGTAGGTGGTTATGAAAAAGTGAAGGATGAAATGATGCAAAGTGTTGATATGTTACAAAATTATGAAAAATACCAAAAATTTAATGTTAGAACACCAAAAGGTATTATTTTAGAGGGTCCTCCAGGAAATGGTAAAACGTTACTAGCACGTGCATTTAGTGGCGAAGTTAATTCATCATTTATTCCTGTTTCTGGTAGTCAATTTCAAGAAAAATATGTAGGTGTTGGTGCTAGTCGTATTAGAGAATTATTTGAGTTAGCTGAAAAAAATTTACCATGTGTAATATTTATAGATGAAATAGATGCAGTAGGTAGAAGTCGATCATCTGACGATGGCAGTAGTAGTGGAGAACGTGATCAAACATTAAATCAGTTATTGGTAGCATTAGATGGTTATAAAAATACATCTGGTGTTTTTATTGTTGGTGCAACAAATCGAATGGATTTATTAGATGAAGCACTAGTTCGTCCAGGACGAATTGATAAAAAAATATATATTGGTAATCCAGACTCAAAAACACGGGAAGCTATATTAGATATACATATTAAAGGAAAACCTCATGCACGTAATGTAACAGTAAATGATCTTATTGAAATTACTAATGGGTTATCGGGAGCACAAATAGAAAATTTATTAAACGAAGCCATGTTATATGCATTACGTGATAATCGTGAAATTATGAATAAAGCAGATATAGAAAATATTTTAGGTAGAATATATGTTGGATATCAACCAACAGAAAATGCATTTAGTGATGATATGATAAAACGTATTGCTATACATGAAATGGGACATGCTATTGTTGGATTACTTAGCGCACATCATTCTAAGTTAGTAAAAGTGTGTTTAAATTTATGGTCTCCTAATAGTCCTGGATATACTATATTTGAAAGTGAAGAAACTGATAGTAGTATTTATACAAAAGAGAAGTTGATGGCGCGGTTAATGGTATTGCTTTCTGGACGTATAGCAGAAGAAGTATTTTATGGAAATTCTATTACTAGTGGTGCATCAAAAGATATTGAACAAGCATATAAACTAGCTGAAAATATGATCGTTCGTTTCGGAATGGGTCGTAAAACTGTTTATGCGCGAGGTAGTGAAACATCAAAGGAATTTATAGATCGTGATATAGAGAGATTATTAGAATCAGCATATCAAGCTGCACATACTACAATATTAGAATCACAAAAAATAATAGAAGAATGTTCAGATAATTTAATAGGAAATAAATTATTATTACCAGATGATATACTAAAAGTAATACATTTTCATCATATTAATAATAAACGTATTAATTAATTATTATAATATATTATTAAATTGAATATAAATATATATACTATTATATTATATATTTATACAATGTCACATTCATCTACGCACTCTTTACCTCGATTTTTAAAATTATTTGATGTATCTTTAAGAGATGGACTACAAACATGGAAAAGAATTCCATCATTAGATGAAAAAAAAAACATACTTAGAAATATAGCGAATATTAAAAACGTTAAAAACGTTGAAGTTGGTTCATTGGTGTCTAGTAAAATTTATCCACAATTTAATGATAGTATAGAATTATATCATTATACATATAAAACATATAGACATCTTACACCTTACTTGTTAGTGCCGAATTTAAAAATGCATCAACGAGCATTATTTAATCGTATATGTAATATGTCATTTATTACATCTGTATCAAATGATTTTCAATTAAAAAATACAAAAATGACATTAGAAGAAACAAAAAAACAATTAAAAGAAATGATAGATATAACTCCTGGTTATAAAAAAATTTATATATCATGTGTAAATGAATGTCCTATAAATGGTATTATTAATAATGATAAAATAATACAAGAAATACTACAATATATCAAATTACCTGTGCAAGAAATTTGTATATCAGACACATGTGGTACATTAACAAAAGATACTACCGAAGAAATATTAGATATTTTATTACCCATTATGCAATTGAATGGTATATCAATTGATAAATTATCACTACATTTACATAGAAATAAAAATTTCAATGAAACAAAAAATATTATAAATCATTGTTTAAATAGATATATTAATAAATTTGATGTTTCTTATTTGGAAAGTGGTGGCTGTTCGGTTACTATGAATAATAATAAAATAAATAATAACTTACATTACAATGATTTTGATATAATTTTATAATAAATAATAAATAAATATTATATATTATAATCTAATAGGTCTTACTGGGAATCGAACCCAGGTCGCGGGAATCAAAACCCCGAGTGATAACCATTACACTATAAGACCATATATTCACATTGCCACCCCCCAATATACTTAAACTCATTATCTTTAAATATTTATATCTTTATTTATATTTTTTTTCAAAATATTATGAGAATTTCCATATCTAGAAACTATATCTTTACAAAAAATATTTTTACCTGATATACTTTCACTACCAGTTATACATATACCTGATGATAATTTTGATTTATCTTCTTTATCTTTTATATCATTCTCTACTTTTCTGGATACGATAACCCAGATTTTTTCCCCTTTTTCTTTCAATAATACTTGATCTCCTATTTCTCTTGGTGTATTTACAACAGTATTATTTATTGCTACATATCTATCATCTATAAACAGCTTGCCAATCGCTGGATTTTCTTGACCTTCTGGCATTTCTTTATATCCGCGTATGATATTAGTTATTCCTTGTTCATTTTTACGTGCTTTTACACCTAAATTACGAGTTCCACGAATTATTACAGTTTCTTTTAATATCTCTCCACTATTTTCGAATTCTTTAAAATTATCAATAAATCGATTATCATCACTTCCATAATTTTCAACATTCTTTATAGTAACATTTGTTAAATTAATATTTTTACCACAATTAATAAATATACCATGATTTCCTTTCATTACATGTCCCATTGAGTCGTGATCATTGACCATATATAAATCTAATGAATCAAAATCACTACCCGATTCTGCCCATTCAATTAATTGTTTAGTAATAGAAACTCTTCCATATTTTTCATCAGGAAATTCCAATAAACGTTTTGATAATATAAATTGCGCGTCACTTAGACAATCGCCTTTATATTTATTTTCATCATCCATTACTTTATTAATTTTTAATACATCACCTACAGGTCCTGTTATAAATTTACCTACATATGATGGTTCCAATGATCGTTTCTCATTTTTTATTCCTTTTATTTGTATTGATTGTGATATAATATCTTTAATTATTACATTATTAATAGTAATATTTTCATTTCCTATACTTTGTTCAGTTCTCTCTTCCATCATATCACCTACAGCAACACCCTTTGTGCTCAATAAAATTCCATATACATTTCCATCAGGTAATAACTTTTTATTTTTAAAAAATCCATCATATTCATTATT